AGATATGTTTATGGAGAATGGTCTCCCGACGTACTCACAGATAGGGCAGTGTTTGGACAGGAATATATTACCAAACTGGAAACACTGGCTAAAAGACCAAAAAGCAAAGAAGAAGGCTGTGAGATATGGGAAGAGTATATACCAGGAATGAGATACAGAATGGGCATTGACCCATCAGAGGGACAAGTAGACCCATCATCAATAACAATCATAACGGAAGATGGCAGGAAGGTAGCTAAGTTTAATGGGTATATCCCGATATTCGCACTGGGGAATAAGGTTAATTTTCTATACTACAAATATCATAAACCTTTGATAATCCCAGAAGTAAACGCCGCAGGGCAAGCCTTACTGCTACAGATAAGAGACTTAAATGTTTATAGGCGTAAAACCTATGAGGAAAGATGGGATAAAGAACAAGAGAAATTGGGTTGGAAAACAAACTACCAATCAAAACAAGCTCTAATAGATAATTTTCAGGATTTATTAAGAAAAGATTTCATAGAGATTTACGACAGAAAGACCATCGATGAATTCAAAACATTTGTCTGGTCTGATTCTGCAAGAGAGAAAGGTGCTGGAGCTCAACGAGGGTTTCACGACGACGATGTAATGTCGACAATGCTTGCTTATTGGGAACTAACCCCCGGTACGCTCAAGAAAAAGCAAAGAATAGAGGCAAAAAGGTCTCATAGAAAAATTAAACGGTTTCAATATAAATAATATGCCAAATGGAAAACCAAGAACAACTGCCGAAAGAAGAAAACGTCACTTAGCTAAATATGGAACATTAAAGAGTTTCTCTTTAAAGAGAAAGGGAAAAAGACAATGAATACATTAGACACAATAAGAAAAGAGATAGATGACTTCAATGATAACTCAATAAAGATTGTTGATGGTTATGAATTCAACCAGAGAGATACAATAAATAAAATCTATCTTTACTATAATTCTAAATATCAATCTGGTGACATAGACGACCAGGGAGATAAAAAATACTTTAATAACATAACAAGGAATCCTTGTAATGTTGCTGCTAAGGCAGTAGATTTTGATACAAAAGATATTAGAATACAAACAGCCGGTGGTGGAAACCCTTTGAAGACTTGGTTCTTTGAAAGGGATTTAAAGTTTTGGATGAAAGACCAGGGCTTTGGGAAGACTCTTAATAGGCTTTTTCACGAGTTACCAATTTTCGGCTCAGTCGTATTAAAAATCATAGATAACGTACCTCATTTCGTAGACCTTAGAAACTTTGTAGTTGAGCAATCAGCTGACAGCTTAGATAAGTCTGGATACATAATAGAGGTTCATAACTATACTCCAATGGAGTTTAGAAAGACGGGGAAAGAAAAGGGCTGGGATAATATAGAGAAAGTAATGAAAGATTTTAGAGCAATGGATGTGCCATATATCAAGGTTTATGAGAGATATGGAGAAGTAGAGAAAAATGGAACTTACGATTACAAAAGAACATTATTGGCAGATGTTGGAAAAGACATTATAGAACATGATGTCGTTACCCCCTATCAAGGATATTTATTAGAAGAGAAACCAGTAAAGTCTCATCCTTACAGAGAATTCCATTGGGAGAAAATCCCAGGCAGATGGCTAGGCATAGGAAGGGTTGAAATAATATTTGACCCCCAGGTAAGGGTAAATGAGATTTCTAATCAACAAGCTAAGTCATCCTATTGGTCTACGCTACGGTTATGGCAAACACGGGACGAAGGACTCGGGAGCAACCTATTGACTGACGTAGACAATGGAGATGTTCTCATTGTAGAAGACCCTTTAACTCAAGTGGACATGGCCGATAGGAACTTGGCTTATTATTCCCAGGAGATACAAAGGTGGATGCAGAATAGAGACGAACTTACTTTCTCTTATGATGTGAATCGTGGAGAGAGATTGCCGGCAGGAACACCATTGGGCTCCGCACAATTAGCAGCGGGAATGGTAAGCTCATACTTTGACCAAATTAGAGAGGACATTGCGATGGAAGTCAAGACGTTACTTTATGATGTAATCATTCCAGGGTTCAAGAAACAAAATAGTACAGAGCACGTTCTAAGAATAGCCGGAGAAGACCTAGATAAGATTAACACCTTAATGATAGAGCAGAAAGCGAATGATGAATTCCTAAATTATGTAGCAAGGGAACAAAGTATTCCTACTAGGGCACAATTTGATATAATGAAATCAGCAGTTGGTGAGCTAATAAAGCAGGGACAAGAAAAGGTATTGACTATTCCTGCAAAATTCTATGATAATCTTAAATATAAGATTGACATAAGTATAGTTGGAGAATCAACTGATTCAAGAGTTAAGGCAGCCAATACAATGATGGCAATGCAAGCAATACAGTCTGACCCAACGATACTACAAGACCCAGCAAAGAAGAAATTATTCTTCTACCTCTTAGAACAGGGAGGACTAAACCCTTATGATATTATATCCTCAGAGGACATCAAGAGTCCTGCTGATGAGATGTTAAGTGCTGGAGCTCCACAGAGAGGTGGCGGAGGTGTGTCCAAACCGTCGATGCCAAACAGTGCAATTAGCGGAACACAACAAACCCAAATATAATGGATAAAGAACAAAGAACACAACTTCTTAAAAGACTTGCTGCCTCAAGCGAAGGCGAGGCACTAAAAGATTTATTTCAAGAATTGATTTCTGGATTAACGGATAGCAGGAAATATAATAAAGATGATTTTGAGATGGAGGGGAAGTCTTCTTTAAAGGCTGTCTCTGTATTAGCAAGAGTTCTTAGAGATTTAGAATTATTAAAACGGAAGAAAAAGACTAGCACCAGGGGTAAGTGGGATTAAAATTAAAGGGGAAGCGATAACCCGTAAAACACTAAAAGGTCGTTTTATTCATTAACGCTTAAAAAAAATGGATACTGAAGAAACCATAGAAACTACCGAGGAAGAGAACCTCGACGAAAACGAATCTCTAGAAGATTCTTCTAACGAAGATGATTCGACTAAGGCTACTCCAGATAAACTTGAAGAGAAAAACAGAAAGTTGTATGCCCGCGCGAAGAAGGCGGAGGAAGAGCTAAAAGCACTGAAGGTAAAACCAGAGGAGACTCCTAAAGAGACTCCAACGGAAACACCAGAAGATGTATTTACTCTTGCCAAAACTGTTGCTTCGTTAAAGGAATATGACCCAGAGGAATTAGACTTCATTCAAATGATGTCTAAATCTAAAGGTATTTCTCCTAAGGATGCTGCTGATACTGAAGAAGCTAAGCTATACATTGCAGCGAAAAGAAAGAAAGTCGAGGATGAGAAATCAAAAATCGAACCCTCAACTAAGCAATCTCCTACTGAGAAATCTGTAGGTGATGTTACTAACGAAGATTTAAGAAAGATGTCCGTTAAGGACAAAGAAACATTTCTCAAAAAGATTGGTTGGTAGTTTAGGACGGGAACGAAAGAAATATGGCAACAGGAAGTTCATGGGATGCTTTAAACAGAGAAGTTTGGAGCGCAAAAATGCAGGTAAATCTTGAGAAGTCTTTAGTGGCTTTTAAGATTGCTCGCACAGAACTTAGAGACGAGATTAAAGATGGCGATGTTATTCATAGGATGTATGTTTCAAATGTTGGAACAGCCGCCTATGTAGCAGGAACAGATATCGTTGTTACAGGTGCTACTGCAACAGATGACACAATTACAATCGACCAAAAGTACATCAGTGCTTTCTATGTCGACGACATTGAGATGTTACAGGCGAGCCTTAACTATGCTTCAGAACTGGCTAACGATGCATCTTATCAGTTAAGTAATTTAATTGATACAGCAGTATTAGAGAATACTAATACTATTGGTGTTTCCGCTTTAGGAATATCTGGTTCAGACTATGTTACAGGAACAACTGCAGCAGCTAGTCTTACCGCTATAACGGCAACAAGTGCTACCATTGTCCAGGTTTTCAATGCCGCAACCAAATGGTTACGCAAAGGGAACGTTGAACAAGATGGTAGCTGGGTAGCTGTTATTGGTCCAGAAGTAGCTGGCGTTATCGAACTTGCAGGCATAGAAAAGGGATTTAATGTGGCTGACGCTTCATTGAAGAACGGCTATGCGGGAGATTTCTTGGGATTTCATATTTACATTTCCAATAACTTGCCTACAAGCAAGTGTTATATTGGAAAGAGTAAATGCATTGATTTAATAATGCAAAGAGCTCCTAAGATGGATATCAAAGAAGAACCGAAGAAACTCGGTAAGAACTTTATCGCCTCAACAGTTTGGGGAGATGGCGTATTACACAATAATATGGCTAGGTTCTTAAACGCTATGTTAACAGCGTAACTAAATCTCTAACGGATTGGAGAGGGGAAACCCTCTCCTTCCAGGAGAAAAACTTTATGAATATTATAAAAAAAATACTAAAAGAGAAGACATTACTTCTCAAAAGATATAGGGTAGTAGAGTCGTTTTTGATTGATTGTATAGCTAACGGAGATAAGGGGAAGGAAGACGAATTAAAAGAATTTCAGGTAGAAATTGACGAACTCGATAAAATAATTAAATTTTTAAAAGATAAATGAAAATATCTTACGCATTAGCATCACCTTATGCATTTAAGGGAGGCTCTTGGTTCTATCGTTCCATGATGCCAGCAGAAGCGTTAATAGCAAGGGGGCACGAAGTTAAATTCTTTGTTGCTGCCAATAGTATGGATAAGGAGTTTTTTGATTTTCCAGACGTAGTAGTTTATAGCAGGACTTATCCTTTTGACCCAATACAACAAATAAAAGAGTTTCAGAAAAAAGACGTTTTAGTAGTTTATGATACAGATGATGATTATTTGACGGTAAATCCGGGAAATCCTTGTCATGCAGATGTCAAAAAAGTAACAGAACAATATATATCGCTTATTAAGGCGGCAGATGTGGTTACCGTTACTACAGACATTCTAAAGAAACGAGTTAAAAGATTTAATAAAAATGTAGTAGTTGTGCCCAACGCACTAAATTTCGCAAGATTTAAAGATAGGAAAGACAATAATAAGAAATTAAAAATAGGATATAGTGGAGCATCTTCTCATTGGGAAGATATAGGAATTGTTTTAGATGTAATTTCTGACCTTCAAAAGAAATATGAGTTTGAATTCTTCATTCAAGGAATGTGTGGGGGACCGCTAATAGGAGAGATTTACAATTACACATACATAGATAAAGAAAAATTAGAACCAGAGAGAAGGGATTATTACCGTTCTGCGTTAAAGATGTACGAGAAACTAAAAAATGTAAAGTTTGTTCATATACCCTTTTATCCACCAGAATTATTCCCAGAAATATTAAGTATGTTAGACCTTGACATAGCAATAGCACCATTGAAAGGCAATAAATTCAATGAGGCAAAAAGTGCTATAAAGTTTTTTGAATCGGCAGCAATAGGAACCGCTTGTCTGACATCAAACGTTTTGCCATACAGGGGTGTGTCAAACTATACAACCAATAATACTTATAAGGATTGGTATAAAAAATTAGAGAAGTTGATTAAAGATGAGAAGTTTAGAAAGAAACTAGCAAAGAAACAATGGGATATTGTTAGGAATAATGCCGACCTTACAAAGGTTGTTAAGACCTGGGAAAGGGTATTCACAAAATGATTATTTGCCCAAAAATAACTATTCTGCTCACAAGCTATAATAATAGTATGGTAGAGGACGCTATCAAGGGAGTAATCGCACAGACTTATAAGAATTGGGAGTTGATTATATTAGATGATAACTCTAGCAAAAAGACGCTGGACATTTACAAGAAATTTAATGACAAGAGGATAATCGTTTGGAATTCTCACGTTAAAGAGAAAGATAGATTAAAGGAATGTCCTTATGCCAGGAACATAAATACTGGATTAAAAATGGCAAAAGGAAAGATAGTAATGTATTTGACAGACGACAATGTTTATCTTCCACAGAAGTTAAAGAGAGTTATCCAATATTTTAGAAGACACCCAGGAGTTAAAGTTGTCTATAACCGACAGAAACAGCAACTTGCCTCGGTAGAGATGGTGGAGGGAACTCCCCTTGAAGGGACAAGGGACATCCATAGGATTTTAGCCCCAGATAGAATACTTAAAAGTGCGTTTTGTAGAGTTGACCACAACTCTGTAAGCCACCATATGAGTTGTATTAAGGAAGTTGGTAATTGGGACACGGATAGTTTTGCAATGGCAGACGCATATTTTTGGAATAAATTATCAACTAAGTATTTATTTTATCCAATAAAGGAAATCTTAGAGATAAACTATTTCCACGGGAACAGTTTTTCTCAAAAGATATCAGAAGGTAAAATTAAAAAAACACTATGAACAAAATAAAGTACGGAGGAGTCGTGTTTGCCCAAGAGGAAAAGGATGCCATCCAACGAGTTCTTGATAGGAACTGGTGGCTATTGGCAGAAGAGGGCGAAGCGTTTGAAAAAGAGTTAGCCGAATATGTGGGTGTAAAGCACGCTATATTTGTGAACTCTGGTTCATCTGCTTTATTATTAGCATTTTTGGCTCTTGCGAGAAAGCGAGGGATAAACAATGAAGTAATAGTCCCTGCGACTTGTTTCCCAACTGATATTAGTGCATTAGTTTATGCTGGATTTAAGCCAGTTTTAGTAGATGTAGAATTAGATACATTCCTAATAGACCCGATAGAAGTAGAAAAAGCAATTACAGATAAGACATTCGGTATTTTAGCAGTACACGTGGCAGGCAATGTTTGCAATATGGGAGCATTAAACAAGATTGCCTTTGACCATGATTTAAAAATAATAGAAGATAATTGCGATGGATTAGGTGGAGACTGGGGCGATGATAAGACGGGTTCAGAAAACATTTCAGTAGCATCATTTCACGCAGCACATATAATCTCAACAGGACAAGGTGGTGCAGTATTCACAAATGATGATTATGAAGCAAAGAAAGTAAGAGAGTTGAGGGATTGGGGGAGAATGCCAGATTTTGATGATAGCAAAGAAAGTCCAGCCCCTTTGCCAAAAGATTATATGCAAAGATATAATTATACAGATTTAGGGTTTAATCTAAGCCCGATAGAATTACAGGCAGCAATGGGTAG